TGCCTTGGCTTTAACAATACCAACATCAGCAATTTCGGCAAACGAGAACTGCTTGAGATTTATGGTGGCGGTTCAACGTTGACAACGTATGCTGCATGGGAATCGGTAGCCGTGACATACGAGCGGAACGGAGTCACGCGGCGCACCGTTACTCTTAGGATTTTGGACAACTAGCATGGGACTCAGCAAAGATCAGATTCTTGCCGCTAACGACATGGGGCTGCTTGAAGTGAATGTGCCGGAATGGGGCGGCAGCGTGCATATCAGAGTCATGACGGTTGGCGAGCGAGACAGCTATGAGAACGAGTGGATGGTGAACAAGGACAAAGGCGTTGACAACTTCCGCAGTAAGTTTTTGCAACGTGTGCTGTGCGACGAATCGGGCCAGCTGCTCTTTACTGCTGACGAGGTTGGCAAGCTGGCAAGCAAATCCGCGAGGGTTATTACTCGCATTTGGGAAGCTGCGATGAGCCACAACGCTTTGACCGATAGCGACGTGGACGAACTTGCAAAAAACTGAATCTGCGGCCTACCCGGTTGTTTCTCTTCCGGCTGGCCGCACAACTCGGCATGACGGTGGCGCAACTATGCGAGCAAATGAGCAGCACCGAGTTGAGCGAATGGATGGCTGTGCATCGCTACTTCATGCCGCTTCAGGATTCCTGGCACCAGACAGGCGTGCTGGCGTCGTCAATGCTTGCGCCGTATGCAGGCAAAGGCAAGACGCCAAAGCCGTCGGACTTTATACCGATCGATACGCCACCGCAGCATCCAGTACAAATGCTGGAGCAGCTTGCAGAGCTACAGAAGCAGTTGCGGGGTAGCTAATGGCAACCATTCTTGGATTGAATATCAAGTTTGCCGCAAACACTGCTGGCATCACTAAAGGAACAAAGCGTACTGCGGAAGCATTGCAGGACGTGAAGAAATCCACGGATGAGGCAGCGTCTGCGTTGCGTGCTCTTGTCACCATTAAGGTGGCAGAGCTGTTTACGAGTGCAACGTCCTCGATTGCCGGGTACATTAGCTCTGTAAGACATGCGGCGTCTGAACTGCAAATGTTGGCGCAAGTCTCAAATACTAGCGTAGAGGAGTTTCAGAGATACGCTGCCGGTGCCAAGACTGTTGGCGTCGAAAGCGACAAGCTGGCGGACATCTTCAAGGACGTGAATGATCGTGTCGGTGACTTCCTGCAAACCGGCGGCGGCCCGATGGCCGACTTCTTTGAAAACATTGCACCAAAGGTTGGCGTTACTGCCGAGCAATTTGCTGTTCTGTCTGGACCTGAAGCATTGCAGCTCTATGTCAAATCCTTGCAGCAGGCAAACCTAACGCAAGCAGAGATGACGTTCTATCTGGAGGCAATGGCAAGCGACACGACTGCTCTGTTGCCGTTGCTTGCGAATGGAGGCCAGGCGTTCAGCGACATGGCCGATCGTGCTGAACGACTTGGCATCGTGCTTTCGGAAGATCAGACGGGCGCAATAAAGGAAATGAATGGTGCCTTGTCTTTGGTTTCGCAAACCTTCGAGGGAATCATCGGCCAGGTGACGGCGAACCTGGCACCAATCGTAACGGCTATTACAGAGGAATTTCTGTCATTTGTGGAAGCATTTGAAGGGTTTGGGGGAGAAGGTGGCAGAGGCATTGCAAACGCACTGACTGACGGCTTGCTGGATTTCGCAGAATATATGGCGAAGATTTTAGACGGTGCCATCGAGAGCTTTCAGTCATTTGGCGAATTAATGATTGGCGTATCACAGACATTTGAGTTTGTCGCAAACACTTTTACAGCAGTTGCCGAGACTCTGCGTTTTGTGTTTAACGTATTTGAGATGGTTGGCAACGCGCTTATGCTTGGTTTGGGCAAGTTTCTAGAGAAGCTTGGCTCTTGGGTAAGCAGTGACTTAGAGAAGGCTGGCAAGGACTTAGCACAACGCTCGTTTTCTGCACTACAGAAAAACAGTGAGCAAGCAGGCGATGCTTTTGGGACGGCGTTAAACGCATCGCTCGGCGATAGAAATTTCGGAAAAGAAGTCGCAGGAAGCACAGGCATGCTTTCAGGCATAGTTGCTGGGGCAAGGGATCGATTTCAGCAAGATCGTGATGCACCTGCAATGTCTGCGGCAGAGCAAGAGCAGCTCCGCGTATTAAAGCAGCAAGAAGAGGCGGCACTAAAAGCACGCCTCGCGGCTGACAAACTTGCTAAGGCGCAGAAAGAAGCAGAGAAAAAACGGATCGTAAGCATAACAAAGCTGAATGAGGACTTTGCCGAGGAATCGCAGAAGCTTGAAAAAGAAAGGCTTGATTCTTTGGCGGCTAACACTCGCAAGGCTTTAGAGGTTTCCGATATTCGCTCTGAAGGAATAAGACAAGTAATAGCAATGGCGACAGGCCGCGAAGACCCCGCAGTGCAAGAGGCTCGCAAACAGGTGCGAAAACTCGAGGAGATTCGCAACGAGATACGAAACCTTGGCGGAACTGTTGAAATCGTAGGAGCAGCGTGATGGCTGTTGTGTCTAATCGAGAACTTGTTGGGCGTGGCTTTCAGCATAAGTTTGGCGATGCGCCTACAGCGAGCAGGCAGTTTGCCGTAACTTTGGATGATCCAGACACACCGACGCAGGAGATACTTGACGCCGTTGGTATTAAGCACGGCGATTATCATCCAGAGTACACATATCTGCGGTGCATCGAAGGCTCAGTGACCGAGAACAGTCCCGACCCTTGGCACGCAGAAATCTCGTACAGTTACGAACTTCCTGCACTCGGCGGCAATCCAGAGTTTAATACCAACCCACTTGCGCGTCGTGATGTGTGGTCATTCAGTACGGGCGGTGCTCAGATACCTGCACTTGTATACTACAATGAATTTGATGAACAACAAGCACTGGTCAACAGTGCAGGCGACTTCTTTGAAGGCATGACGGCAGAGGAAGCCGAGGTAAGGGCGACCATTGCTGGCAATCGTTCGATCTTTCCTGTAGGCGTTGCTGCGGCAGTAACCAATACTGTAAACAGCGGCGAGTATCTCGGAGCCCCGGCATATACTTGGAAATGTGTTGGAATCTCCGCACAGCAACAGAGCGAAGTAGTCGATGGCTTTGAAGTCAACTACTGGTCAGTGACTGTCGAACTTGTTTATAGGCAAAGCGGCTGGCCGCTTTTGTTGCCTGATGTTGGCTGGACATACATAGACGGTGCTGAGAAGGCTGCCGTCTGGGTTCGGGGGCCGTATGGCGAAAAGATTGCTGCTTCTAATCCGCAGCCGCTTTCACCGACTGGCAGTCTTAAGTGCCCGGGCTCGGCTTGCGTGCCAACTATTTTGCAGAGGCGAGTCAACAGAAAGTCTGACTTCTATATCTATTTCGGCACGCCACCATTCTGAGGTACATCAATGCCAGACGTTACGCTCACGATTACCGGACAGGTCAGCAAAGGCTCGCTGTCGCAGTCATTTGCAGCAAGCGGAGTCACAGCCAGTATGGCGACGGCAGGCGTTGCATCCGTGACTCTTGAACTCGACACCAGCACAAGCGCGATCAGCACGGCCAATCTCGGTGCTGTTGGTTTGTGCTTTGCTCGCTCGCTGGCAACAGAGGCGACACATACCGTTTCATTCGGCAGGTTGATAGGCACGAACCTCTATGAGTCTGTGCGGCTTAAGGCAGGCGAAGCCGCAGTGCTGCGTCTTGCCGATGGAGACTATGCAGCCAAGAGTGCCGTGGCTGGCTCGCGCCTTGTCCTGACGATCTATGAGGACTGAGCATGGCTGGTGCTGCAAAGCCAGACGGCAGACGACCGTCTGCGCGTGTTTCGTTTACTCGCCAAGATGCGCAACGCATTGGCAGGGCAGTTCGTGCCTACGAAGGTGGCGACAAGAAAAGCAAGCCACTCTCGTTTGAGCATTTCCGCTATCAGAATCCTGACGTTGTGAGGATGGCGACGTTCTCTGGCGACTCGTCTGGTGGATGGCCGGTCAATGCTTCTGCAACAGTCACGTTTACCAACTCAATATTCGGCGGCGAGACAGCCGTTGCCTACAATCGCTTCGTTTCGCTTGGTGGTGCTGGGGCTTGCGAGGTTGCAGTAGCCAGAGACATCAGCAACAGTTGGAACTTGATTTCGTGGCCGATGCAACATGTTTGCGATATTAAGTTAGACGATATTTCTATCGCATTAAACACTGCAAGTTGTGCAATCACCAAGACGCTTCACACGTCCACAGTTCAGTATCTCTCGCTGACGTTCCCGTATGTCACCTGTAGCGGACAAGACTGATGGCACGATGCGTCTGCTGCGGATGCACTAACGATGATGATTGCTGCGTGGATGGCTACACTTACAACTGCGGTGGTGTGCCTGTAGGAGTGACGTACGAGACGGCTGCGGACTGTGCTGCTGCTGCTGCTGCCATCGGATGCCCAGGTGGCGGGCCTACTCCGATCTGCTACTGTAAAAACCCCGGCAGCGAGTGCTGCGAAGACGGCGTATGCCGTACCATTTGCGAGGAATTGCCACCGTGAAAGCGATCAGTATCGAGGCACTGCATGAAGCA